CTTCAAAGCGGACTCCATCAAGTTGGCGTTTGGATCGTAGACATTCTTTGACTTCTCTTCTTCCTCTCTTATGTGTGCCGCTAACTGCTCTTGCAAACGAAAGAAAGTGGTCAACTGCTCCACGATGCCCGACATCACTTGAGTCTCATCGACAGCTACATATGCAGCCTTTTTTCTCGTCTGCTGGACAGCTTGCTTTGCTTTTGGCTTTGATCCAAAGAGCTTGCTCCAGAACGATCTGACCTCGTTGACAGCACCAGCAGCTTCTTCATAAGTGGACTTAACCTCCATGAAAGACTCTTTGCACTGTTTGTACAAAGCAGTGCCTTGTTGGATTGCTGTAACACAGGCTCTTGCTGCCAGAAGGAGACTGATCGGGTCCACATTGTTACAGCCCCAACATCTTCTTCACAAACTCGGCAGCCACGCCTGGTCCGAACAACGTAATTAGCATGACCGCATAAAGCAGATACTCAATGCGTGTCATGCGCTTGTCGCCATCAGCAAATGACTTTTCAATGGCCTCGTACCTTTGGGCGCAAATAGCTTCATGTACAGCAAAATCTTTTTCTAAATCGCTCACCAAGGAACTCCTGTTGCTGTTACTGGGTTCTTCTGTGCGGCAATCTGTGCGGCAAGGCTTGCTTCAACTGTTTCCTCGCCTAGCTTGTCTTTTACCCACTCAATTACTTGAGCCTTGGTCAGAGATGCGTAGGGGGTTGTAGGCGTACCAGCTTCAAAGCCGACTGTGCCGTAGGTGGATGCAGAGAATTCACCATCTACTTTTGTGACGTTGTAATGGACTGTGTAAACAAAGTTGTCAGAGGTGTTGCGGTCAAGTTGGTTGATTGTGTAAGTGGTTGTCATGGTGTTTCCAGTGCAGTGATTCGTGCTGTCAGGGATTGGATGAGGGCTTGTTGTTCTTGGATGGCTTTAAATGCAACCGCAACCAATGAGCCATAGTCAACACCGAGTTGGCGCTCAGGATTGCCCGACACAACTTCGGGGATTATTTGTTGAAGCTCTTGCGCCACAAAACCAACATAATCACCATCCAAGTCGTTCATTTTGTAGCTTCTTGGCTGAGTGTTCATTACAGCAGACAAGCCATACTTAATGTCAACGATACTATTTTTTAATCTTTCATCTGATGCGTTTATCCATGCACCAGCGGTATTTAAATAACCTTCATTTGACCCGTTATAAAAATACAAATTGTTGTTGGTTGTCTCAACATACATCCTGCGCCATTGACCTGCTGTTGTTCCATAGCCCGTAGCAATGCCAGCACTATTTGTGCTTTGTACAGTGAGCTTTGCTCCATTTATTGCGGCTGTAGCCCCCACCACCACGTTACCGCTGGAGTCGATACGCATACGTTCATTTGCCGCACCATTGTTTGCAAAGATAATGTTTTTGGTGGAAGCGTCATTGACAATACAGAGGTCGCCACTTGATCCAAATACAGCGCCATTTTCTGCCGCAATTACTCCGTAAGCAGTAGCCGTAGAGCCTTGCTTCCAAAACGAAATATTGTTTCCGCCAGAATTTGTTGCATGAATAAGGGTGGCATCAGCAGTTGCAGTTTGTTTTGCTCTAATTGTGCCATTTTGAACATGAAGTTTTACATCTGGCGAAGCAGTCCCAATACCCACATTCCCCAAACTATCAATCCGCATAGCCTCCGCACCGCCTTCAGCAAAAGCAATGGTGTCAGCGGCAGGAAAGAAAATGCCTGTGTTTGTGTCGCCAGTAGTGGTGATGGCAGGTGATGCTGCTGAACCAGCTTGGACAGTTGTTACACCTGTAGCAGATAGCGTAGTGAATGCGCCAGCCGCAGGAGTCGTTGCACCAATGGCCGTTGCATTAATCGTACTGGCTGCACCAGTAACTGTCAGCGTTCCAGCCACACTCAGCGTCTTACCAGCGCCGACATTCAAGCCAACTGAAGTGCCTGTACCAGCAGCCGCAAATAATGCATCGACTTGGTCTAGGTCAGTATTTACCTTGGTTCCCCAGGTGTCGGTCGAGGCCCCAACCTCTGGTTTTGTGAGAGTTAGATTTGTGGTGAATGTATCTGCCATTTAAATGCTCCTTTTAGACAGTAGTCCAAGTCTCTGAATTATCAGCGATGTCAGTCCAAGTTTCTGCCGTGTTCGCTATCGTGGTATAGGTTTCTGCTGTGATTGGGATTGCACCCCAACCAAAGCCAAAGATTGTGCCAACAGCACAAGTGCTTGCATTGCCTGTGATCTCAACTGTGATTACATTTGTAACGCTACCAACATTGCTGGTTGCACCATTTCCTGTGATTGCTTGGAAAGTGATGACCTCACTAGGCATCGTTTCCACAGCACCAGTGGCGCTGTTGCCAGTGATGGCCGCTGCGCTTGTGATGCCGACAGAGCCAACAGAGCCACTGCCCGCGTTGCCAGTAACATCAAATGCAATGCTAAACACAGCCGTGCCAACTGCACCTGTGGCCGCATTGCCGGTGACTGCATTAGTTGATGCTACAGATACAGAGCCGACAGCACCTGTCGCCGCATTGCCTGTAATAGCAAAGGAAATGGAGACTGCAACTGTGCCGACATTACCTGTGGCAATAGTCCCATCTTCTTGGATTGATCTGTCAGTGAGTAGTGTGCCAACAGCGCCAGTAGACGCATTGCCACTGATAACGACATTGCCTATGCCATAGACGCCAAGGCCGTAATAGCCAGAACCATAAGCAGCCATACCGCTGCCCCAGTTAAGCCAGCCTGATCAGGCCGGTGCTTGCATCGTTCACTGGCATGGTCAAAGTGAATGTTCCAGCAGTTACTGTCTGACTGCCAAATGTATGCACGCTGACCGCCTTGTTTGATTGTGTGCTGTTGTAGATCAAGACAGCATCAAAGGCTGTAGCCAAGGTAACAGAAGAGTAGCTGATGCTGGCGCTTGGTGTCACAAAGGCTGTAGTGCCACTGGTGCTTGGCACAGTGCCAAAGGTCACTGTTACGCCGCCTGCGGTGTAGCCTGTGCCACTCACCTCATTGGTGGCGCTGTAGGCTGTGGTGGTTGCATTGACAGTGGCAGAGGCCAAGTACAAGGCAGCCTTGAAAGTGTCGGCGGCAGTCGAGCCGCGTGTAACTCCAACCCCAAAGTTATGGTGGCCGACAAGCAGCTCGCCCTTGAAACTGGTACACATTGCTTGCGTGTTCGACATAATTTATCCCTTAAATTTGTTGACTGATGCCATCAGCAAAGACACCGCGCTTGAGCGCCATGTTGACAGATCGATGCACCATCTCACCAGCAAGCCAATACTCAACCCAACTTGTTGTCTCGGTATCGTTCTCAACAGACCCCTCACGCTTTTCTAGCAATGAGTCATCCATCTCGCCCTTGGTGGTGGTAATGATCATCCGAATGTCCTCGCCCTTGCCTTAATTACACCGCCTGATGTAGAACCGCGATCATCTGCAATCTGCAACTGATCTAGTCCTGCTTGGTACAGCGATGACCATACAGAGATTCTCGCATCATCCTGCAAGTATGGCGCAGCCTGTAAGAGTGAGCCATACAGGTACACATCAGGCGCTTGAGTTAGTAAAAAATTAGTGGCAACACTTGCAGACAACTTGTCTAGCTTTTGGTAGTACGCCAGCTCCGCAGTGTAAGTAGAGTCTGGTATTGGCAGCAACCGAATTTGCGTACCCACAATCGTGAAATTCAGTGGCTTGCCGCTTGACAAGTATGTTGTGCCAGACAACTGATCCATTGAGTCCATAGTCTGAAAGGTCAATGATGTCACTGGATTTGTGTTCAGCTTGATTGACTTGACTTCTAAGAAATCATTTGGCGTTGCGCCATACTCAGCACTGAAACTCGCAGTCGCCCTAACAATCATCTGACGCAAACGCAACTGCCTCTCCATCTGAGACTCTGCAAGTGTGATGAAGTCAGCAATTGCAGTGGTCAAGTCTGTGCGGTTGAGCCAGTCTGCGAGCGAGGCTTTGAGTTCGGTGTAGGTCGTGAGTGCCATTAGACTGTGCCAGGTCGGGTGCGAAAGTACCGATTCTCAGGATCGTT